ACGATTTACTAGCGATGGAAGGACAGATACGCAAGAGAAGACAGAAAGAAGTATATGACAAGCAAGTGTTCAGAGAAAAGGTTATAACATATGTCGTATTGGCAGTGGTTCTTGCTATTGGTACTAGTGTTTTGGGTGGGTTTGTATACGGTCTTATGGGGTTCGACAGAGGTTGGTGGTAACTGCGTAAGAAAAGACGGTGGACAATACACGTTTGAGTGGCTTTGTACAGACAACAGTGGTATAATACATCTAGCACAATCTGACAACATCAAACAATGTTACACCTGCTTTCTCAAGAAGTTCAGCGACTGGACATGGGAGCAAGAGAAAAGACTAGGCATAAGAGAAGACCCCAAATACATCACATGCCGTAGGTACAAAAGAAAAACAGCAAAGAATGGACAACAAGTCTGTTTATACAAAGGGGCAAATGACACATACACACTGGTAGTAGAGGGACAATGCCCAACAGAGTACAGATGTAAGTACGACCCTAATGGCAAAGAGCCCAACATAGACAGTGTAGTAGACTCACTCAACGATAGCTTTAAGAGATAACATGGAAATAGACCCAGTAATATTTTGGAACGTAATACTAACACTTGTTATAGCTCCTGCTATATGGACATTTCGTAATATGATGATTGAAGTAAAACGTATAGATATACTTCTCAACAGAACAAGAGAAGAGTATGCCTCACGTGCCGAGTTGAAAGATGAGATGCAACATCTTATGGATGCACTACACAGGGTCGAAGATAAATTAGATAGAGTATTAAGTAGGGATAAATCATGAGCGAGCCACAAATAGGAATTCCACCAGGTTTTGGTACAAACCCCCCAAAAGAACCTGAAGCACCAAAGCAAAAACCTGTAGACCAGTATATGGGAGAGCAGGCTCTCAATCCTACGCTGTCACCGCAAGCAGTGTATCAACCACAGATGCAGAAAGTGTATCAGGGCGAGCTCATAGATGAGAATGTAGGAGCTGTAACTGGTGATTTAACAAAACAACCCACTGTTGCAGGTACAGCTTTTGCAGGAGGACAAACAGGGCAGGCTGCTCTTGCTACTCCTACGATAATAGGACAGGCGCCCACAGTAGATGCTGCTACAGGAGCTGCTAGAAGAGAAGAAGCTGCACAAGGCACTACAACTATTGCGGATGCTCAGACAGGTGTGTCAACACAGATACAGCCCATCAAAGGTAGAGAAGTAGGTGCAAAAGAAATAGCTGAAGCTGCTACTGCTGACAGAGCCTTTATGGAAGATATGACAGCCGCACAGAGCGGCTTTGTAAGTGATGCACAAGCTGCAACTATGACTGTGTCACCTGAGATGACTGTGCAAGGACAGCTAGCAGAAATATCAAAACAGTTTGAAGGTGGTAAAGTACCAGCATTTGCTGCTGGCATAGTCCGTAAAGCGAACGCTATAATGGCACAGCGTGGTATGTCTGCCTCATCAATGGCAGGTGCCGCAATAACACAAGCTGTCATGGAAGCCTCCCTACCAATAGCTACCCGTGACGCACAGACATACTACACCACTGCCATGAAGATTATGTCTAATGAGCAACAGGCTAATCTGTTTAACTCACAACAGAATATGAAGGTTGACTTAGCCAATGTCTCTAACAGACAGCAGATGACTCTAGCTAGAGCTCAGGTAGAAGCCTCTCTAGCTAATCAAGAATTAAAGAATCAGCAACAAGTGAACATCCTCAATGCTACACGACATGCTGAAGCGGCGAACATGACGTTTACACAAGAACAAAACCGAGTGTTCGCCAACTCTAAGATGATGGAGACTATGAATCTTCAGAACTTGAGTAACGAACAAACTACAGCTCTTGCTAACGCAGCCACACTCGCACAGATGGACATGGCTAACTTAAATGCTAGACAACAGATGGCTGTGAACAATGCTAATAACTTTTTTAGCATGGATATGGCAAACTTGACAAATGAGCAACAATCCCGTATAATTAACCAACAGCAACAACAACAAGTATTGTTGTCTGACCAAGCATCACTCAATGCTGCAGAACAGTTCAACGCTACCTCACAGAACCAAACAACACAATTCTTTGCAGGACTAGGCGCCGACATAAGTAAATTCAACGCAACATCCGCTAACGCATCTAACCAGTTCAATGCAGGACAGGCAAATGCTATGGCACAGTTCAACGCTAACGTGCAGAATGCACGTGAACAGTTCAACGCTAATAACAAGCAAGTTATAGCACAAAGTAATGCAAAATGGCGTCGTGATATCAACACTGCAAACACAGCAGCACAGAACGCTGCTAATCAGGTAAATGCAGCAAATTACTACAATTTATCCAACACAGCACTCAACAACATCTGGCAACAGTTTAGGGATGAGGCAGATTACGCCTATACAGCCTCAGAAAACGCCGCTGACAGGGCATTCAACTATGCTATGGCTATCTTAGAGTCAAATGTTACACAGAGCCTCTTTGACCAAAAAATAGCGCATGCAAACGCAAGTGCAATTGGTGGGTTCTTAGCTGATTTAGGTGTAAGTTATATAGCAAGCACAGCAGGAGGAGATAGTGACAAATAATGTTTAGCACAATTATTCAAAACATAGCAAAAGGCATGGTTGCTCGTAGACTTATAGGGGGCGGAAAAGATGGAAAAGGTGTGTCAGCACAGGATTATCTTAAAGATGTAGTAGCTGAAAGAGTTAGCCTAGACGAGTATATGAGAACTACAAAAGTAGCAGGCAAAACTAAAGGTAAATCTTTTGCAGCTAAATCAGTAAGTCCTGAGAGTGGTATTATGACATACAGGCGTGCAGTAGAAAAGATGAGGTCATAGCATGGAAGCAGAATTTAAAGAAGAATTGAAGATGCCATCCGGCAGAACTCGTTCCATGTTTGAGGCACCTGTGCCGGGGCAATCATTAACCAAAGAACCCGGTAAATATCCTTGGGAAAGTCCTCCACAATTCAATAATATTGATGAAGCTATGCAACATTATCTCAATCGTTTTCAAGACGAAAAGGTAATGTTTAATTTATTTTCTCTTATGGAAGCAAAAGTGCCCGTCACATCAATAGCAGAAAGCATGATATTGCACGGCTTTGCCGAAGGTTTGTACAATCCTGATGTAGGTATGTTAGTGGCTAATGATTTAATGGAAGTATTAGTTGCTATGGCTGAAGAGGCTGACATCAAATATGAAATGGGCGTAAGAGATGATATGAGCGAAGACTATCGTAGAGCAGGTGAGTTAAAAGCTGTAATGGCAGAACGTGAGAAAGGCGATGTGCCTAAAGTAAAAGAAGTTATTGAACAAGCAAAACCTCAACAAACTCCACAGCAAGGAGGCTTGATGGCTAAAGCACCTGCACCAACACCAGAACCCCAACCAGAAGAAGTAATGTAATGGCACTATTATCATCAGTATTTGGAACCGCACTAGGAGCTGCTGCTAAAGTAGGCTCAAGAGAAATACGTGAATCTCGTGAAAGAGACAGAGCTAGTGCAGAAGAATTTAAACAACTGATACAAAAACAAAAAGCTGCATACGCTGAGAAACAAGCTGCAGCAAAAAAGAAAAGTGATGAAGTTACCGATATAGCAGGGTTTCTTCAAGGTCAGGAAGGCTATGATAAATTTAATAGCACTGAACTAAATGACTTGGCAAAAGAGTTAATATCTTTAAGTGGTGGTGATGCTGCAAAAGCTAAAGGGTATTTTGTAGACAATGTTAAAGAAGGTAAAGTAAAACTAATTCCACAGCAAATGGTGGCACCCACAGTAACAGGCGCTACAGACATAGGACTTGTAGATGGCAGACCTCAAAGACCTAAGCTTGATGTAGAGATAAAACCAATATCTGAAATTGTAGAGGCACAAAAGAAAAAAGAAGCAAAGAAGGGCGATGTTGTATCACAAACATTGTTAGCTTTATCTCCTGTGAAAAAGAAAGGTTTTTTTGCGGAAGCATTAACTGGTAAAGATATGGGCACCATACAAAGAGAAGCCTTAGCCTCACTTGGTATGACAGAAAAAGACTTACAAGTAATGTCAGAGAGTATTACTAATAATGTAGATGGACCACAAAGTGCAGCATTTAAAATACTTGCGGAAGAAAATGATGGCGAGTTTGCCATACAAAGTGCTAAAGAAATGTCTAAAACTGTTTTAAATATGTTAAACACTGCTGATGGAGCTAAATTATATAATCCTAACCTTACTAAAGATATGGTTGCAGGCTACAAAGATGTGCCAGTAGGGTCATTAGCAGGACTTAGGTCGCCTGAAGATGCTATTGCTGGTGCTAGCACAGTTAAAGAACCCATAATTAAAAAATTTCATCCAGTAAAAGAGTTTATAAGATTAAATAATTTATTTTTATCATCAACAAATGAAGATGAAAGATTAAAGTATGCAAAAGAATTACTAGGTGTAAGTGCTATAGTAATGAATGAAAATGCTAATATGCAGCAGACAAGTCAAGTATCAAACGCAGTTAAGGATTTAACAAACGGCACTGTAACTCGATTAAAAAATTTAGCACCAACCATACCATCTAAAATGAGAGATGACATAAATTTTGATGCAGAGATGGTAGATATAGATAGGTTGACAAGTGAAGCGCTGCTCTTACAAGCAACTCCGGGTGCTGGCGTGCAAGCAATAAATAAATTTTTAGAGTTAAATCAAAAAGCAACTGAGTTATTTAGGAAAATAAGACCATTTGATGAGCTTTCTAAATTTAAAGACAAACACAAAAATACTATTAAACTTGTGAATACTTTAGAAGCCTCTGCTGGACTAATGGCAAAGTTTCCAACAGATAAAAGAACAGAATATACAGAAGTAATATACGGTGGAGAAAATATAGATGCTTTAAGTGAACAACTGAATCAAGCATTAGAAGATAAGAATGAAGCAAAAATAGATGCTATACACAAATTAGCCGCTAGAATTACAGGTGAATTACAAGATGCTAGCCCAGGTGGAAAACAAGAAGAAATAAACGCCCTAAGAAAAATATTAACAGAACAATTCACAGCACAAAAAAGAGAAGAGACCGGTAATCTTAACGCATCATTAGATGATAGAGAAAAAGCAAGAATTGAAGAAATACTAACGAATAAAGTATTTAACAACGGTGTAACTAAAAAGGTAGGAAAAGATATATTTATGTTAGTCCCTAGTAGGAATGCTGCAGGGGGCACTGAAATGAAACGTATACCTATTAGTATAAAGGTGGATGGAAGCACGGTTAATTTGTTACCGGGTCAAGATACTACTGATTATCAAAAAAGCGTTAAAACTCACGAAAAAATGGATAACGCTCTTGTGCGTTTAGGTCGGCTAGACACATTACTAGACAAAAATGGTTTGATACTAGGAGGGACAGGAGAGTTTATAAATACTGTTTATAACACTGTGGGTGTATTTGATGAAGTTCTACAAGCTACTGCAAATATAAAAATTCTTAAAAATTTTACTAATACTGAATTATTAGCGTTTCAAACAGAAGCGCAACAAATTACTACACAGTTCATATCCGCTGCAAAAGATGAGTTATTTGATGACCCCAGACTGTCAGACCAAGACTTATCACTAGTTATAAAATATATAAGTGTGTTAAATACCCCTGCTAATGCAACAAAATTTATATCTAAAGCACAAGCAGCTGTGGCTATAGCAGGGCTAAGAAGAATATTTCTTAAACAAAGAGTTTTACGTGCATTAGATATGTTAGGAAAGACTGGTGCTGAAGCTTTTAGTTTTGATGATTTTACAACTGCTAGTGTGAAGATACATAAGTTCGATGATAATGGCAAGTTAATCCCTGGAGCAACCATACAAAAAGGTCTTCAGATGGTAAACTTAGAAAAAGACAGTTTAGCTAGAAATATTTTTGTTGATTTATTACGGCAAAGAGGCTTAAACGCAGCAGCTCAACAAATATTTGGTAAGTTTGAGCAAGTAGACGACCCTAATAGACCCGGTCAAAAAATAAATAAACTCGTAGGTCTTGATTACGAAAAAATGAAAAACTACTTCAACGAACAAGGTGGTGGTTATAGACACAATAAAAACAGACAATTATTAGTTGGTGCTCAAGCTGCAAATGAGTTGATGAAAGATTTAGCAGCCACATTTGAACTTACACATCAAACAATTAGTGAAGTTTCTGGCTACGGGGTAGTAGGAGACCCTGACAGACGTTTTGATGCAGGTGCAAATAGTGGAGCGTATGGTGTGCTGTCCACCAATGTTCAAACAGAAGGATATCAAATTGATACAGACGCATACGATGAAAACGTAGCGAATGCAATACGTATACTAGGTCAGGACACTTATGACAAGATGGTGGCTTCAGGTAGAAAATTTTATGGTGTTAGGATATTAGGATGAGCAAAGACAACGATAAAGATAAATCAGCAAAAGACTTTTTGTATGCGGGTGTAGACCCAGAGGTTGCATCAAACTTTTTCGAGAATGACATACTCAGTGATATACAAACTCGTACAATGCCTAGAGATGAGCGCCCAACTATAGGGGACTCTATTTTAAACTACGGTTACGAAGCGTATAAGAAAAATGTTCTTAACCCTGCAATAGATTCTATTAGTCCATTTAAGTTTCCAGAGGAAGGGCTTCAAGAAATAGATTATCAAGGTGTTTTAGATTATGTAAAAAACATAAAACTAAAAGAAGCTGATGAAGTGAGCCCATACAGTTTTGCTACCACTTTTGGTGCAAAAGTTCTTTCAAATAAAGCAAAAGACATTGATGCTCGAAACGCAAGAATGAATGCAAAAATAGAAGAGGGTATAGACTATGGACAACAGATACATGTGCCTATTATAGATGCACTTAAAAAGTCTTACAAAGAGGGGTCTTTCAGACCTTTTACTAATGCCTTAACAAAAAGTTCAGGTGCTCCTCTTGGGAACCGTCCTTATGGCATGAGTGATGTGTTGATGGTTGGAGCATTTAAGTTAAAAGATTTACTTGCACCTGAAGTATTATCCGCAACTGAAGCAAGTAGTTTTATAGAAGATTCGTTAGTTCTACAAGGAAAGTTAGGTTTTGCAGACACAGAAGAAGAGTATATGAAAGCTTTACGAGCTCACGTCACTAAAAAGAACGGGGGGTTTGATAGAGAAATAAAAATAACAAAAGATGATGAAGCAGGTGTTTTTGAACCAAAATACTACGTTCAAATAGAAAAAGATGACGGTACATTTACAAAAGCATCTAACCCTTTACAGACAACATATGATTTTATGGCTAGAGCGTCGGGTCAGCTGGGATTTGATATAGCTGCAGGTTCAGTGGATATGTTGGCTGCTTCACAGTCAGCAAGAGTGGCACAAGGCACTACAAAAGCTCTAGTGGGAAAAATACCTATAGTAGGACAAATTGTTCCAAAATTAATGGGAGCTGCTGCTTTCATGTACGTAGCATATTCATCTGGTGTTGCTTACGAAGAAGTTAGAAATAAATATTTAAAGAAATATTTAGGTTTAACAGATGAAGAAGCAGACGTTTTTGAAAGTATGATTAAAGTAGGGACTGCACCTGTCAGAGGTGACTTAAGCGATGAAGAAATACTTAGTGCAAGAGTAACTGCTGGAGCTAACGTATTTGGTACTGTAATAGACAAAGTGATACAAGCAGGGACTTCTTTACGTACACTTAGAGAAGGCGGATTAGACGACGTAGATGATGCAACATTAGAAAAGTTACAAGCAGACTTAGCAGGTATGCAAGAAAACATAGCTATCGGACAGAGCAGAAAAATACCTTTTATAGGCAAAGGAAATACAGAAAATCCTTACATATCTGGTAATTATAACATGGACGTGTATCCTCAAATGGTAATTGCTAGTCAAAAGAAGGAGCTAACCAAGCCGGGAGGAGAGCTTGACTTAGGGGTTGATTTAGGAACATTTTTATTACATCAATATACTCCTAGTCCCATACTTAATAGATTCGCAATGTTTACATCACAAACTAACCCTATTATTCCAGGGGCGATGAAATTACTTTCAAGAAAACTTGTAAATTACTCTAAGCAATTTTTAAAGCAGGAGCTAATATCATTTGATGACTATAGACAATTTAAAGACGTGTACAAACAACTAGACTCAGTCTATAGAACAATGAGTAAAGAAGGCAAAAACAGCTTTGATAGAATGGCTAAGAAATTAGGTGCATTAGATGAGACTTTTGCCATGTTACGAGCGTATGATGCTAAGTTAAAATATAATGTTGTATTCGATGCGATAGGTAACGCCTCTTATGACTTAACAGGTCTTAGAACTAAATTAATAAAAACTATGTTTGAGGGTGAGGGGCAAATACCTAAGTCAGGTATGGAACTAAAGGACACACCATTAAAAGATATAAAAGCTTCTAAAAAGAACATATTTAAGTCTGAGGGTTCTTATACACTAAATCAAATAAGAGACGACTTATTAGAGCTTGGAGGAGTTACAGGAAAAGGAACTACACGTAAGAGAACATTAACTGTGAATCAGATGAGGGCAGCCACAGAACAATTTAAAGAAAAATATGTAGACTTTTTGCCCAAGGACAGTGAATTATTTAAAATGTCAAATGTTCAAACTCCTGCAGAATTATTACATCAATACGCTATATTATTAGGTAGAGTTGCATACAAAAAATATGCAGATGTGGGAGTTAAAGAAGGTAATAAAGTGTTATTTGACCAAGCCATATCTATGAGAAATGATATACTTGATTTATTATCTAACCCAATAGTTGGTAAAGCAGATGGCGTAAAAGCAGAAGATGTTGGTCAGATTAAAACTCTCATGGGAGAGGCAAATGATTTCTATAAAGAAACTCTAAGATTGCGAGGAAAAATAGAAGAGGGACAAACTTTTCAAAGAGAGCTTATATCTGCACTAAAGAGAGGCGATTCATCTATATTGTTAAACAAGCTTTTAACAACGCCAACACGGGGGTTTGGTGTAGAACAGTTACGTAATATAGACGCTCAAGTTAAGTACTTAAATAAAAAGTTATTTGATGCAGGTCCTAAACTAAAAGTACGAGTTGATGGGAAGGAGTTTGAAGGCGCAACACTAGAAGCAGGTTCTTTAGATGATTTGTTAGGTCAAAATGGATTAAGTAGACTACGTACAAAATTATCTAAATTCAATATTCAAGAGGATATGTTTGATGATGTAACAGGAAATCTGTCAAATACATATCAGGATTTACAACTAGATTTTTCTGCTCAGCTTTACTTAAAATTAGCTAATCAAACAGGGGTATTTCCGGGAAGGAAAAAAGATGATGTAGGTATATCAGAGTTTTTAGAATCTTTAGATGATGACCAACTTTCTTTGTTAGGCATAGATAACACAACTAAAAATTACTTCATAGACACTTCTAACGATTTAGCTAGTATATTTGATAACACTTTCGTTAATCAAGTTAGAGAAATATCAGCAAAAGGTAGACTTTTTGATGTAGTAAAAGATGTGTTTGACAAAGGGGACATGGACACAGGACTTAGTAGGCTATTACTAGACAAGGAATTTAGAACTGCTGATGGTAAAACTATACCACTAAATGAATCTGTGATGATAAAAGACAATCCTTTTGAGCAAGCACAAAGGAAAGAGATGTTGCGTACAGCTATACTTAACTGGATGTTTGACCCAAGAGATGGTGGTGGAAACGTATTTAAAAGAATAAATAAAAATACACCGTTAGCTGATGCAGGCACTGAAATTATTGATGCAGGTAAATTAGACCTTCTCATGGAGCGTCTTCAAGGAAGTGAGATGGCTAAAAAGATATTAACAGAAAGAGACTTTGCCATACTAGATGTCATAAGACAGGTAGGTTTTGGACTAGCAGGCTCGGCTACGGACGCAGGTACTGCTCTATCAGGTGCTCAAATAATAGGAGAATTATTTACAATAGATGGCAGAAAGCTAATAGGTGGGCTCGCTAGAATTAGAGCGCAGAAAGGCATAGCTAACTTTTTTACAAATGAAAAAGTAATAAATCTTATGACAAAAATGTCTGATGTGCCATATAAGCAAAAAGGATATTATCAACAAATATTGTTTGGCTATGGTGCATTAAGTGACATGGCAGCTAAGATATATCAAGACAATAAAGTTGAAGAGAGCGAAATAGAAGAAGATACTTTAGAGGGCACACAACCAAGTTTTGAGCAATTTGAAATAGGCTCATTAAATGAACAAACTAACAGACTATTAAATTAGTCAGGCACTACAACAGTAAGCTTTTCTGTCCTGTCTAATATTTCTTGACCACGAGCTTTCATGCTCTTGCCAATATTTATAAGAAACTGTTGGCTTTCTGGTGTGACTCTATAGTCATCTTTACGCAACACTGGTATAGCGTGTTCACCTATAAGATTGTTGACCATCTCGTCCCACGGATACACAGCATGTGAATCTGTTTCGTGTTCACCAAAGATACTTATAGCAACACCTGTAGTTGTGGGCATCAGGCGCACCTCTACATCGCTTGTTAGATGAAGTATTCTACTTGACATTGTCTTTCACCGCCTTGATTACATCAGAAGAAAACAACTTCTGTATATTGAGTAAGTACATACGAGATGCCATATGGTCTCCTCCCTTTACGCTTTTAACGTAGTCAAGAGAGTCAATAATACGGCGTAAAAAAGGAGTCCGGAATACAAGTGTCGCATACGTCTCGTCGTTAATGCAGAGATTGTGAAACCAGTAATCCGATTCTGTTGCTTTGATTCCTGAGGGTTTTCCATAACATTCATACTCTATCGCTATATTTCCAGACTTTTGCCAGATATCACGCTCTGATTTAACTTCAATCTTTGCGTTCTCAAACATGTCAAGAACCTGACTTTCACGTATCTTACCATACTCAAGGTCAATGTCAAACTTCTTTCTGTCTTTTACGCTAGGTGCTGTTTTGTTCATGGTTATCCCCCTATGTCAACAATCTCGCATGAATCCCCACTACAAGCAAATGTTTGTGAAGAATTTGTAGTATCTTCTTTTTCATAGTCCTGTAACCTAGCCCAATCAATATGAGTGAATTCACTGCTAAGCTTATCGTATACATCTTTTGTGCAATCCTGATAGGGGGCTTGCTGATAAGTATGTTCTGAGTGTGGTAAAAAAGACACACCAGACATCTCGTCAAAGTGTTTATATACAAAAGCACCTACTTCCATCCATTCATCATCACGAACTGTAACTGTTACAGAGGGCTTGTGCTCACACCAGTGTCTCTGATACACTAGCCACATCTCTAGCTGTTCTATAGCTGTCATGTCATGACGAGTAACAGCATTAGCAGGAGACTTCATAGGAAAGCTAAACACAGTTTGTGTATCCGGTTTCATAACATCCGCTTCGCTAGGGACGCCCTGCTCTTTTAAGAATAGAGTAAGAGGGTCTTTATTGTCACCACGCACAGTCCTAATATAATAAGGGCTATGACGAGCGTGAATGCCACTGCTTGAGTCAACAAGTTGTGATACTGTTCCGCTTGGTTTGACACACGTAATCGCTTTGCTCTCTGAGATATCGAGTATCTTTGCCCACTTTTGATTTGTCTCAACTGCCTTTCTCCTCATCTTTTCTAAGAACTCTGATAAGTGAAAACCTTTTTCACCTCTACCATTAGTCCATTTACAATCCATAATACCTGTCAATGACACACCAAGAAGTCTTTCTTCTTCTGTGTTAGTCTTCCATATTTTACGCAAGTATGGAAAATTTGTGAATGTAGATTGAATTGTGCCCATGATGGTGGCTAGTTCTACCTTACGTTCTATAGACTCAGGATTATCATCAGCTCTTATTACAACTTCTGTTAAATTACAGAACTGGTACGGACGCAAGATTATCTCAGAACAAGGGTTAGTACCAAACTCATGCTCAGAATCACGCCTGCCGTACTTTTGTGCTTGCTTTTTAGCAGCAGTTCTATTGAATATACCTCTCTCACCAGATTTACTTTCTACAAGTGAAGTCCACTCACGTAAGAAGGTTTCACCATCCGGTTTATCTGTGTATGACACGGAGTTGTTAGCTAATGCCATTTGTGGTGCTGTTTCCCACCACGTGCCGCTCTTAGCGTGGCGCATACGCCCATCTGACAGATTTGATAAGCTAATCATAGCGGAGCGTCTAACGCCCCCTGAGACGACAACCTCGCCGACCTTACACATCAAGTTATGGCAGTCATAGCTAGACAGCTTACGACCTGCATTGTCACGGAACAATTTTATTGTGAATGAGAACAGGTCTACTAAAGGTGCAGGACCTGATGCTCTACCACCGAATACACCTAGTCTTGCTCCTGCAGGACGAACCTTAGATACGTCCCAACTAGGGACTCTGCCAGAATATAGTGTGCTTATCAGCTTTCTCAGAGCCTTAGCCCATCCTTCTTTACTGTCACTCACAACTATTGTCTCATCTGCGTCCACTAACTCTGCAGGAACTTCTGGTAGCTTAGCTACGTATTGTCTCTCTACAGAGAAACCCACACCAGTGCCACATAACAATATATACATAGCTTCATCAAAAGCTTTTGCGTCATCAATGGGCAAGTAAGAACAGTTGTATCCTGCAGTATTGTCTCTCTCAAGAGCAGGTCCGGCTGTCATAAGAGCTCTCATAGACGGCATAACTTGCAGTTGATATATAGCGTCCCATATCTCTTCACGTGTGTCAGTGTCAATGTTAGCTTTACTACACACGTAATCTGTGTATCTGCTAACTGTTTCAAACCATGTTTCTCTACGGTTCTCTTCCGGTAGCCATCGAGCATATCTTGATACTGCTATAAAGTGTTGATAATCTGTTGGTAGTACGTTACTCATTTCTTCTCCTATCTTTGTTCTACGGTTACGTCTTTAACTGTTATACCAGAGACCTCATGTATTAGGTCTTCTACGTATTCTTCTAAAAGTACAGGTAATTCTTCCAAGTCGGGGGTAAACTCCGATGAGTCAATCTTAGCTATTATTTTTATAATTACTTTGACGTCTTCTCTTGGCATTGCAGTTCCTCTTTTAGTCTATTTAGGTACCAGAGGGCTTTGTCTATATCTTGAATTGACTTACCCTTGTCTCTGTATCTCCATAAATATTTAATCACATTACCTTTTAAATATCCACAAAATTCTATGTGAGACATGGAAGCTTTCATGGCATCAATACACTCTATGTCACCATTTGTATAATGTGGTGGATGATTAACGAAGTCTTTAAATTTTATAGTCAATGTATTGTCACTTTCTCTTGTAATTGTTTCATATCTTCAAACCCTGCACTAACTAAAGTATCTGGGTCATACATAGAATAATACAAAACTCCATGTAAGAGTAAAGTATAAAATGTCATTTCATCAGGATGTAGTGAATTAGGACTAAAATTATAACATATCTCTAAGTCATAACTACCCATACCATCCACATTTGTGTGAACTATGAGGGCGGCATCGCCTTCTTTTAAATTAATTACTTTTTGTTTTGGCATGATACGAGCTCTATAAAATGTTCTGCATCTACAACTACTAAAGGTTTTTGTCTATTCATCTTTATAATCAACAATGGCTCGCCCTCTTTTTCTATATTGTCGTGTGAGATAGCCTGCTCGTAATAGTTGTATATTGTTCTAATTCTTTCTGTGTTCTTACACTCTATGTTATAGGGGAACTTTCTATATGCTGATGTTGACAGCTGTACGTCAACCCCATTTACCCCCATAGGGGTTGAGCGCACATCTAGTGAGGTTAGCCTCTTAAATACACTAAGGAGCTTTTCTACTACCCATGTCTGTAGTTTTCGCCCCTTTGCTTTGGCTGAGCGAGGGCTCATCTTCTTCGATACGGACTTCAACAATACTTTTTGCCGGGATGATTGTCGTCGTACCTGAGCTTTGGATTTGTGGGAACTGGATATCGTGGTTGAGTTGCGAGATGAAGTCTTGCGCTTCAAACTTGGAGACTTTGAAATACTTTGTTTCAATTTTGTCATCATCAGCCCTCTTCTTTATTAATAGTGTCACGCCATTCTTGGGTGATGTGGGTGTACCAAACAAATCTGGGGTTTCGTCCCTTGCTTGGGATTTGTCTTCTGAATTCCAAACCGTCCCAACACTTGGATTTGAAGGGACAATAGTTGCACTCAATGCCCAAGGTGCGGTTTCCCGTAGACTTTTTGTAATAAAATTCTTCAACGTCGGTGAAACACCGCTTAAAAGGTCTTCCATCAGATATTGCTTTGTGTACATTCTGTATTTCATTTTTGGTATTCTCCTTATGCTTACCGTTTGGTGGGGCTTCAGCTACAGCTATCTGCCCCGTTGATTTGTTTACCGCAATCCAACCTTTAAAGGGCTTATTGGATGCAAGCCCATAACCATACCCTTGTGTCACATAGCCAAAAGAGTCTGAGTTATGTATTTTTTCAAACGCATCATCTGCGTTAAACTTTGTTTCAAAAGCATAAGGAGAGGCTGTCTTAATATCATATATACCATCGTCTAACTCTATGTCGTATTCGCCTTGTATCTCGCTATCGTTTACTTTGAGTGAAACTTTTTTGTGCTTATTCTTTACTTCTACTCCTGCGCCTTTTAATAAAGCTATTACAACAGCTTCTAATACATCGCCTATAATCATACGCATTTTAAAATCATAGTCAGGAGCTTCAGCCTCTGTATTTGCTGCTTCCATTTGCAACTGGCACAGAGGTTTGCCTACGTTACTCATTCTTAATCTGAATGGTTCCTTTCTTTTTGTGAACTGTTTCTGTAATGCTTGTTTAGCTAATTCACCAAACTCGTCTAGGATATGAGGAGGCATTTCTGCCTCCCCACTAGCTGCCTTAGAAAGGAAAGAAAACAAAGCAGCTTGATGTTTGTTCATCAGATAACCGCCGACAAATCATCATCCAAATCGTCAATAGTTGCATCGGCGTCAATCACTTTATCTGTCTTTTGAAGACATTTATTGTGCTCTGACATAATGTAACTATTTTCACTCGCTACATAGTCCACAAAGTGGCTCAACAACTCTTGGTCCTCACCAGTAAACTCAATCGGACCAGAGTCGACGGAGAAGCCTGCCACATAGTAGACGTTACTGCCCTTCTTATGTTTTGCCAAGTCTGCCCGTAACTTGTAAAACAAGAAAGGTTTTTTCTGTGCTGACAAGCTGTCTAACACATCCGAGATAGGCATAAAATTAGCCCCTCTCGCTCTCCAGACGACGGGAAGCCCCCCTACCTCGACGCTCTCGCCATCTGAATTCACTGCATCCTCAAAGAACATTTTACCGTAAAGCATACGGAATGGGCTTATCTGCTGTTGCTTGTATAAGTCATCAGCAGTGAGTGTGTCCCTCTTGGATTTAGGTACGTAGCCACAGCGCATGCCACCTAACATATCTGGTATCTCTGTCTGTGGGTACAGATTTTTAGCCATACAGGACTTGTTGACTAACTCGTTAATCTTCGGGTCGTACTGAAGATATTGATAACGCTGAAGAAATAACTGAAAGCTAGCTTTCTTTGCATAAACGGTTGTGCCGTCATGCGTAGTAGACCAACTTCCCGGCGGAATAGACCTGCCATCATCGTCTTCAATGTCTCTATTTATTTTTAATATGGTGTGACCAATAGATGAGACTGTAGGGGTATCTTGTCCTATAACCTCAGCTATTTTGTCAAAACCTATTTCACTATTTACTGTTGGTAATGTGGTCATATAGACCTCCTTTCAATTTTAGATTTGTTATTTATAAAACATTTCATTTACTAAGTCAAATGAATATTTTCCATTTCTAACCAATTATATCCCATTTCTAAATCTACACCAAATGGAACATCCCATTTTACATCATAATAACTCTCAAAAGTGCTGGTCACATCAGACATAGCTCTGTGAGCAAGTTTAGATACAATATCTTCCTCACCGGGATATACATCAATTACCACCGAGTCGTGTACAGTATTGATAATAAGAGACTTAATTCCTTTTTTGCTAAACGCACTTTGTAATCGAATGAGAGCGAGCGGCATAATGCAACCACCTGCCAAACCTTGTACGGGATAATTTTTAATAGCGGGTGCGTTACTGGCTGCGCCACTCGCAAGACGCTCAGTGCCCGGAAAAGCAAATTGTTGACCCGTATACAAAGTAACAGAGCCCTCAGTGATAGCCTCAGCTTGTAAGTCCTCATGCCATTTTGCCAACCGTGGGTATTTATCCATGAAATCTCTGTAGTAAGCCATTTCACTAGGCGTCCCATGTGTGCCACCATATAACGGTTTAAACGTGTGTGCTTTCGCCATAGTCCTTTCATCTTTAGTTACATCCTTTTCGTCTTTGTCAAATATAATAGAAGCTGTATATTTGTGAACGTCACTGCCGTCAAGTATATCTTTTTTCATAACTTCATCACCAGATAACTGTGCAGCAACTCTAAATTCTAGTTGTGAATAGTCAGCTTGTAATATTTTGCCACCTTCAAACCTAGACACGACTACAGCACGAACAGGAAATGTATTTCCTCGTGGCTGATTCTGAAAGTTAGGGTCAGAAGAGGACAATCGTGTCGTTCTAGTCACACATTGATTATATTTAGGGTGCAAAATAGAATTTGGCTTGACATTTCTCTCAATGCCACCAACAAAACTGGACAAGTATACATCAACAGCGTTAAGACGTATCGAACATTGCAAGAACTTCTCTGCAGTTTTATTGCCTTTACTCTTAGCATCACCTAAAAGACGCATCAAAGTAGTCTTATCTGTGGCAAACCCATTAGCAGATACATCTCTAACATCTCTTGGGTTCATTGTGAGCCCTGCAACTGCGGCATGTTTCTTCAAAAGATAGCCTGCACCTTTACAAATCCTACATTTTGACTCTTTTTTCCACAGTTGCCCATTCTTTTTTCTCTTAAAGAACTTACCTTTGCCAGAACAGGTGTTGCAGTGTAGTGCAGTTGTCTTGTGAATGCGTTCTGTCATACCTTTTATAACATTTACAAAGGCGCCCACGGACATTCTTGGTCTAGGAAGTGGCTTACCCTTGTCATTTAAACCAATATTGAACATTTGTGCCCAGTTTTTCTTATTTTTCACCTTACGTGAGTAAATCATCTGACTAATCTGCTCCGGCGAAGCAAAGTTTACTGGTGTATCCCCCATAACTTCACGCATAATCTCGTGCATAGTGCGTTCGAGCTCAAGCTTCTCTTTGCGATACGCCTGCTTAACATCCTGCAGAGCTTGCAAGTCAATCTTAATACCATTGCGTTCGATTGTGGCTAATGTGAATAAGAAGCCATTCATTAGTTTAAGATGCTTCTCCATCACACTGTTTTTAAACAGTTTTTTCTGATGCTCATACAACTCTCTAGTAGAAATTATGTCAGCTTTGCCGTATTCCTCTACAATTTCACAAGGCATGCGGTCGAATCCAACTCCTCTTGTCAAGTAATCTTTTGTCAAGTCAGACTTTTTTAAACTGACTTTTCTTCTGATACAAGCATCATGCAAACTAAGGCTATACTTCTGCCCTTTCAATAATAAATATTCTCCAATCATAGTGTCATAAACTCTGCCACTATAACTAAAGCCGCTTTCCCACAGCCAAACTAAATCAAATTTTATGTTATGCCCCACTAACAGAGTGGTATCATTTAGTATTTGTTGAACTTGTGAATGAGCTTGGTGTAAATCAACTCCTTTTTTCTCATGGTAGAACCACACGAATTGTGGTGTTAGGTTATCACAAGTGTTATACTGTACAGAAACTAATCTGTTATTGGGGTGAAACGGAGTCGGGTCTGCTCGCTTAGTCTCACCTACGTGGAAGGTAGTTTCCACATCTAATGTTGTAATCATACTGTATATCTATTCCTTTTTGTATCAAGATTGCAAACTATGTTACCATGAAATCCACTTAACTTATTTTTAGATATAGTCAAATATCTACGTGTGTCATCATTGTTAGTGATGTCATTCTTACCGATGCCTATGATTAGGTCAGCTTCAGCAGCTTTACCCGTCTTACTATTCTCCATCATAGCGTAAGTTACGTGTGTGCGCTCCTCTGCATCAGCAGATGCTTGACTAATACCAATACCAAAAAGCTTGTGCCTTTTGCATATCTCTCTAAACTTTGTGTATATGCTACGAAGCTTTTCATCTGTTCTCGCAAAGTTACCATTGACATTAACTTTATCTAACTGGTCAATAATCAAAATATCGGGCTTCTTGTGCTCACAATAAACATTTAACCACTCAATAGATGCGTCCACTCTATCGACCATAGTTATATTAGGCGCGATTTGCAAAAATTGTGAACGAGCCTGAGACTTGTTTTGGTACAATTCTTCATGCGTGTAGCCGGTGTATGAACACACAGAGCGAACCATAGTACGACGAGCAGGCTCTTCATTAGTTATAATGTGAACATTAGCGCCTTGTGAACAGAATCCGCCCGGTGATGCCGCAAGTGACACATAGAAAGCAGTCTTACCAACTTCTGGTCTGGCAAAGGCAATCATAAACTCACCTGCCTTACCACCACGCACATGCTTGTGCAGACTAGGTATGTTAAACTCCCAACAACTTTCATTCTGCTCAAACTCTAACAGAGTGTCTAAGTCAGTTGGTATCTCCTCATAGTCATCTTTCGGCACAAAACCTTCCTGTGACTTCTCTACAATACTTTTTATATCAAGCAGTTTGTCAGTCGAGCCCTCCATAATAGATAAAGCCAAGTCAGCTATCCGGCGCCCCACCTCTTGTTGCCACAATGTACTGACCACATCTGTAGCCACATCCTCTCCTATATGAGGTAAACCATCAATGTCATCAAGCATATCGGACACAATCTCTCTCTTTGCACGTGTTGCAGTAGGATTATCTATTCTATACAGCTCACGCAGTTCAAGTATGGTTAGGTCTCTTTCATATCTTTTATGACCTTTCTCTAACGTATCATGTAAGTCTCGTAACTCATCTGGGAACATAGACCTGCTTATCTTATCTTTGTTAGCGTTGTAAAAATCCTTTTTTAACAGTAGCTTAATTATTTGTTGTTCAATACTAATCTCTCTATCTCCTCTGGGCTAAAATATTTCAAATCATCATCTACTCTGACTATACCACAAGACACATAGTAAGCCAAATGCTTTTGCATCAATAATGCCTTACGAGTTGCGTCTGGGTCAAGACAAATGTGAATGTGGTCGAATTTACGAAGTGAGCTCACGTTCACATCACGTAGGTTTGTACCAAGCAATGCTATGCCGGTAGCAACGGGGGATATGGCGCAGGCACTTGCAGCATCTTCAACAAGGACGCCTACTTTACTGTTACCGCAAGTGAACAGACGATTTGATTTGCCATATCTGTACCACTTAGGTTTTGTGAATCGGTTCAGACTTCTACCAACAGCATCACAAACGTAGTGATTATTTTTTATCATAAATACAACTCTATCTTGCTTTGAGTCATACATTATTTCTGCATCACGATTATTATAAGCTGTCATGCAATTATTTTTTTCTACATAGGAACGAGCTTTTTCGTTCTGTGTAAAAATTGTGAATGAGTCCGGGGTCAGGAAATTTTCCAATACATCACTACTGTCACGTATTTTTTCACGTATCTCGTCAGAGCTACGAGTAAAATTTTTTATACCTTTTATTTTACAGTTAGCACTGTAGCAGTTCCAAAGAACTTTTCCATTGACACGAGAGATTGTAAACGTATTACGTTTATGACAACTGGGGCAGTTGGTTCTAATTGTTTCATTACCTTGTGGTAAATTATCTTGAATAAACTTGTCGAGCATCTTATATAACCTTATGTAGCCTGCGGCGTTTAGCCGACCGTATCATAGATTTCAAAAAACGTCAAGACAAAAAAAAGCCCCTCCGAAGAGGGGCAAGTTGGGAGGAAAGAACCCTAGCTAAGATAAGCTAGGATTACGCCCTCTCCCCAAAAGGAGAAAGGGAGAGGGTATCTTAGAAGTCCATTTCTTCTGCGTCTGCCTCATAAGCATCAATGACTAACTTGGCAATATCTCTCATGGACATATCAGCTTTATCAAAAGTCATGAGAACACGTTCAATCTTCATCTCCTCTGACTCTTTAGTAAAGAAGCCATCAGCGATATCGAAGGGAACCATGTTGTCTATGGCATACCTATGTCTGTCAACAGAGGACTGAATAGTTTTGAACTGATTCTTTCTGCCCTCGTCAGTAGCACCTAACTTGAGAGACTTTTGCTGAGGAACTTTGTACGACTGAGAGTATCTGAACTCGTCATCTTCATCATACGGAAAATCCCAGTAAGTATCAGCTCGTCTGCCATAGCCGTAGTAGTTGCCCATACCCCATGTTTCTCTGGCTTTTGGGTCACGCTTGACGGGTAGCTTTGACCAGTTAACTTTGAACACAGCAGGTATCAGCATACGTTCGAGCCATTCAAGGTCAAACTTCTCTGAACTAGTGTGCTGACGTTTGTAGCCGACAGAAATATTAGTACACTCTGGTATCAATGAAGTGTAGCTAGCGCTGTCAGTAAATACACCAGAGCTCTTGGACATCTGTTGTTTAGGTGGTAAGTTTTTGTTAAGCTCGCCACACAACGCATTTGCAAACTCGTCAGAACAGCATCTGCCACCGGTTTGGCTAGTGATTACATCACCATAGTCTTGTCTGTCGAAAGCAACACAATAGTCGATGTCCTTGACAAACTCTGGTTTGTTTTGAGCAAGCCACTTAGAACCGACAGCACCACACTCTTCACCATGATGAAACACATACAAGCCAGGAATACCTTCCTCAATCATACGACACATGATATAGCAACCGAGCTTGTCATCAGCACCTAAAATATTTCTTGTTAGTTCTCTGTATTGCTTGAACTCACAATCAATGTCAAGATTTGTCCACTCTTCAAACAAAGTATCGTCTGTGCCGTGAAGTTTGCCTCTGTACACAGTGTAGTTATCGAAGTCTGTATTACACTTAGCTTTGACTACTCTGTTCAAATCCCATGTATCTTTAACTTCTTTTTCACCAATCACTAGCTTTCGCTTTGGTTTGACGATACCACAATGAATCCAGCCGTCATCTTCAAAGAGTTGTCTAGGTTTACCTCTGCTGCCAGCGTCAACAGTGTCTAGGTGACAACTAAACATAACCCTGCTTTCTTTCTTGCCGTCAAGCACAACTGTGCTGAGATTACCTTTCTCATCAGTATAGAACTTATTATGAGGAAGATAGTCAGATATTATCTTTATAATATTATCCTCACCGAAGCTCACATGAGATTGTGTTGTAAGTAAATCATACAGCAACGGCGCCATAGTTTTACCTCGTTCAACGACAGTCATGTCTGACAACTTCTTTTCTTTTAAATTACTTAATTGATAATTATACATTTACTTATACTCCTTTTTAATTATTGCGTCACGTAAGTTATCGAAGGCTTTGACGCTTGAGCCTTCTCTAGGTAAGTCAACGAATTGACTTTCCAATTCTTGTTCGTACTCATAGAGCACATCTAGGTTAGTAATAGTTTCCAACCCTCTGACCATAGGCACATGCTTCATATCCGATATGTGTTGCACAGGAACAGCCTCCATCCACAAACCTCTGTATGCAAAGTGTTTGTCAGCCAGTAAGGACTGGATAAGAAAGTTGTGTCCTGCTTTACGATTCAAAAGTTGATTACTAAAGCTCGCTACAGTTACATCATATCTAGTGCCCTCGTACATAACAGTATGAAAAAGTCTGTTGTATTGATGGGAGTGTGATACATTTGGAAGATGCACACCACAATCATAAACAGTATCTCCGACAAGGTCATAGTGGTTTCTGTGCGAGAATGCACGTTGATACGTTTTCCAAGTGTCCAACTCTGGAAGAGCCCACGGGGTATTCGTAAGCACATTACCATGAAGCAAACAGTTGAGACGATTACTGAAGTAAACACAATCTTGGTAGTCATGAATAGTGTCGTTGTAGAAATTATGACTGTAAAAACGCCAATCAATATTAGTACCAGTCTGATACAAACGGTGATTGTCATTTACAGCACAGCCTTCACAACAATAATACGTGTCACTAACTTCCATGTAGACCATATCATCACAATGATGTTCTTCACCACAGTTGGGGCACTCAGTATAGTCATTGTCACGGTCATTGTGACGAGAGAAATAACCATCTGTTTTAGCAAGGTTGCACATCTCGTAACCCAATGCTTTAATCTTACTGTTTCCATCATTTTTAAGAATAAATGTAGTTACATTTTCTTTTTTCTTTGCAAAGATACCATAATTGAATGGATGCCAGTCAAAGTAAGGAAAAGGTGTAACACGACTGCCACCCATTCCATGAGTAGGCACAGACCACTCAACATCATAGTCAAATATCCTTTGCTTTTTATCAACGGAGTAACCACAAGGGAATGTCACATCAATGCCCCGTTCTCTCATTTCTTTGATAAGAAGTTTCTGGAACTCGCTTGTAACACCATACACCCTAGTAGCGACACGCTGTTTAGTTTTTGGATTGCGATAGTAGATGCCACGAGCTAGAATGATGCCTGCTCTCTTCATGTACATACCGAACGCAACTGGACAATCGCCATACCAATCAACTGGTTGGACGTTCTCAACAAATGCTTTGTTTTTGTTGTCATTGTACTTAGAGTAGCTGTCAACGTACAATCTGTCGTGAGCTTTACGGCTGTCCATACAAGACGAAGGACTACCTTGTTTGTAGATATACATTCGTCTAAAGCCTTTCTTACCACTAGCAAAGTGTAGTGTAGGAGGCTTTGTAATAGAAAGCATACGAGTGGCAACAATCTCTATCCATTGTTGGTCTTTGATTGGCTCCCACTCTTTAGACTTATCAGAGAAACATTCTAGGTAATTAGCAAGAGCACGACCAAGCGTTGTCACTTGTCGTTTCTTCAACCTAGATATGCCACGTTGTACGGGCAACCATCTCTTTTGTCTGTGCTCACACTTCAAGTCATTAGCAATCTCATTCTGTATAGACATAGATACGCTGGGGAAGTATGGGTTCTCTTTCTGATGATAACTAGCTCCTCTACGAGCTACATCTACATGTCCCATAGCATCAGCAGGAAGATTAGGAAACAGAACTACTTGCTTCTTATCTTTGTCCCAGCACATAACTCTGGCTACACGGAAGTAGTCTGCTCTAGGTCTTGCATTAGAGCTAGGAAGTGTGTCCATAGCCATGACTACTTGATACAAAGTGGTCATGAACCTCTGCATATCTTTCGAGAGTATCGTATACATACGAGAAGATACAACTTGAACTGGGTGTTTCTGCAAAGAAAGTTCTGCAAAATATTGTAACGGGACGTCATTCTCAGAACAAAAGTTATTTATAAGTTCTTCATAACGCCCCATGATTTCATCTAAGATTTTTTCATCATACATAATTTACCTCCTTACTTGTTTGATATCCAATGATGAATTGTTGTTTTACCAACAACTGCAATACTTTTGCCAAGTGCCACAGATGAGATAAACGGATTGATAGAGCTGACAGTCTGCTTACCTGCATCTCTGTCAGAGTCATTGGCAGTCATTCGCATCACCATACATTGACTCTCTGGTAGCTCTGGCGCGAAGCCAAGTATCATGTACATATTCTTGTCTCGTGGGAACATGATAATCTTACCAATATTCCTAGCTTGATTGATGTCAAGTTCTTCAATACTGGTAAGTTCAACTGGCTCGACTTGAAAATGATATGCACCTCTGATTACCACAGTTTGTGATTCCGTTTCGGGATTGCAACTGAGAGTCAAACTGCCGAAAGCCTGAACCTCGTCCGTACGTGCATCAGCCATAGGATTGCGTAACAAAAGGGACACACGCATAAAAGTGCTTCTGTGCCCACTCTGGTTAGGATTACCTGTAAGACCAAGAGAAGCGTAATGGTTAGAGCCATTGGTGTACTTGAATATCATTCCTGGTGGCACACCTTTACGGTCTACAGTCTTGTTAAGTGCGAAGTCGAACCCCTCGCCATTTAGTGTCTTAGCATAGAAATCATGCCAATGGTCGGTAGTGTAAGTTTTAGTATCTCCAGACATTATAGTCACTCCTTTCAAAATAATAAGTTGATACGTAGTTTTTAGTTTGTGGTGAAGCCTGCAATCTTTGAAGACAAAAAGATATGTAGGCTACATGATGCAACATAGTGTTGCCGTTGCCATCACGCCAGTCTTTCCAATCATCTGCGTCGTTACTGAAATAATTCTTAATTGTAGACGAACTGAATTGACTAGGGTTTTTTACTCTTGAAGCTACATCATTGTACATTGCTTGTATTGTATCACTACGAGTTCTCTCCATTTCGTCAATGTGTGGCTTCATGTCGTAACATGGCGTCAACTCGTAACTCCATGCTTTTAACACTTTATCATGTGGTTGCCAATTACCTCTATTTCTGTGGTAATGACTAGGAACATAATAGTTCTTGTATGACAACATACGAACAGAATACTTCCGTTCTTTTGATATATAATTTTCGACACGACCTAAGCCTCTCACTTGCGTAGTTCTACTCGAGTAGAATACATCAACAAGCTGATTGTCTCTATAAGCTCTGGGCATCATAGACCTCCTTTCTCTGGGTCAAAGTTTTTAGGATTACATGCGACTTCATAAATCTTGTCACGTCGCACAGGTTGATAAGCACCTTTGTGCATCGGCACTAGCGTGAATTGCTGTCCAGTAGAAACAGGAATAGCTTCAGCGCAACTAACACAAAGATGAGGATAATGACAGGCAACAAGCCTGCGCTCATAGGGATAAAAGTCCCCACACTCAGTACATACACACTCGACCTCACTTTCTTGATACGTCATTGAAATTTTCTCCTTTTATTGTTATCCCCTAATATACCAAAAAACCCCACCCTAAGCAAATAGAGTGGGGTCATTTAGCAGTGAACTGTGAGCTTGTTCTATGTGAACAATGCTGTGTATACGATAGCGTTTAGTATGAGTGTACCAATGACTAAAATAGTCATTATTAAAAGTAAAGCCTGTCCCTCATTCATGGCAGAAGTTCCTCCATAATGTGCACTTGTTGTCACCACGACAGACTCTTTCATGTTTAGAAGTTTCCCAACAGTCTGAGTTAGGAAAGTATTTAACTTTGAATCTGTCCCAAGTGTCATCTATATTCAATGTTAATATGACGGGCAGCACAAAAAACACTAGCACTATGATTGTGAACGAGGAGAACAATCCTTTATTGTGATAAGACTTTTCCATTACAGCACCTCCAAGATTACGTCATCATAACCTTTGTCTATCCAATCATCATATGCTCTCTGAGCATCTCTAAAGTAGACGTAGTAGTCATCTACACCACCTACCCAAACTATGTAGTTCCACTTCTTCATTATATTCCTTTCTTTTTGTTAAGACCTTTTGGGTCATATTGGTCATCAACAATTTCATCTGGCATAAATCGGCTGCCAGTTCCATCATCAAACCAATTATTAATAAACATCAGCACAATCATAAATATCATGACATAGCTGAACCATTTAACAAACCATATGAATAGTCCGTAGGCTTGTTGTGCCTGCTCAAGAGCCTCTTGCTTAACGTCTTTGCTCATTGTGCTTTCGGTGTAGTTTTAGCAAGAGTTTCTTGTGAACGAAGTCTGGCTACTTCATTGCTCACGTCGTGAACAAAAGCCTCAAGGTTGTGAAGTTTACTCACAAGTAA